TCTCTTTCTGACAACCTTTACGCCTTTGCCACCGAGTTTGCGTTTCGGAAGTTGAAGTTCTGAAGTATCAGATTTGTGTTCCTTTGGTTCCGGCTCACTAACAGCTTCACCAACAGGAGTTTCTACTTCATCTTCATCAACGTCTATTTCCATTTCTTCTTCTGAAGTACCACCAAGAGCAGAAATAAGCTCATCAATTTTATCCTTAATATCATTAAGAATTGAAACTGGATCAGCTTCTTCTACTTCGTCAGTAATTTCATCTTCAGCAGGTGGAAAATCGCCGACTTCATCATCATACTCTGCACTTTCGAGATCTTCTTCATTAACCATTACTTGGTCATATAAATCTTGAAATGTATCTGGCATGTCTACACTCTCCTTACTTAGATTTGTTTGTTTTTGTTTTTTTGTCTTGCCTTTTTCTTTGTTAGCAGGACTAAGCTCTTTTGGAGCTTCTACTGGTTCATTAAGTTCTTCAACAGCATTAGGTCCAGATTTTTTTGGCATTACTTCTTTTTTTGCACCAGGTAAATCTCCGGTTTTAATGTTACCAACAGTCATACCCTGTTTGTCTATGTCTAATTCTGAAGCTTCTGTAACCATCTGTGTATATAAATTTGCTAATATATCTTTTGACATAAATAATCTCCTGTAAATATTTACCTTTTTTTATTATTTTTAAATTGTTTATATGTATATTCAACTATAATTATTTAATCTCTTTGGCATAAATAATTAAGGAAAGTTATAGGAAAGTGTTATATGTCTAATTCTAAAAAAATAAACAATAATCAGCAATTTTATCTAGGAGATCCAAATTTACCAACACCAAATGCAACGTTTAATTATACACCAGAAATGGTTCGAGAAATTAAAAAATGTGGTTCAAAAATAAGATATTTTGCTGAAAACTATTTTTATATTACAACATTAGCTGAAGGAAAACAAAAAATTAAATTATATCGGCCACAAAGACGATTATTAAAATCATTAGTTAAACATAGGTTTGTTGTATTACTTAGTTCACGACAAGTTGGAAAAACAACAATGACAACAATTTATGCTCTTTGGGTAGCTTGTTTTCAATCAGATAAACGCATACTTATTATAGCCAATAAGGAAGATACAGCAATTATGATTTTGCGTAGAATTCGTATGGCATATGAACAATTACCAGAGTGGTTAAAACCTGGTGTAAAACAATATGGAAAAACGGAAATCATTTTTGGTAATGATTCAAGTATAGGTATTAGTACTACAACTGCATCAGCTGCTCGTGGAGAAGCTGCCAATTGTATTACTGGGGAAAATATTATAACTTTAAAAGATAAAAAAACTAAAAAAATATTTGATGTCCCCATAAAATACCTCGCTGACGTTTTAGAAAAGGATAATATTGTTTTAGATTTAGATTTAGTTTAAAAAAAAGATACTATTTTACCATCTGGGTGGATAAAGGGTCGTGGCTAATGGCTGATTTAAAAAAATATAAAATATATAAAAATAATAATTTTGAAATCTTAACCGACGAGGGGTTTAAAGATTTTGATGGTATTATTATTGGAAATAATTTAAATAAAATATTGCTCGAATTTGAAAAAAATGATATAAAAACAAAAATAGTTTGTACACCAAAACATAAAATTTTTATAGGACCTAAAAAATATAAATATGCCAAGAATTTAAATATTAATGATTTAGTTTGGAATGGGTTAAAAATTACAAATAAAAAAATCATTAAAAATAATGAAAAGATTTATGAAATATTAAACGTTCATGATAATCATAGATATATAGTAAATAAGACATTACTATGTCATCAATGCCTGATAATCGACGAAATGGCACATATTCCTGAACATCTTATAAAAGATTTTTGGAATTCGGTTATTCCTGTTATATCTTCGCATAGAGGTACAAAGATAATTTGTGTAAGTACACCAAATGGTACTGGTAATATGTTTCATAAAATATATACAGAATCGGAACGTGGAGAATTACAGCAATGGCATCATGAAAGAATTGATTGGTGGGAAATTCCAGGTCGTGGAAAAAAATGGAAAATAGAAATGATGGAGGCTTTGGCCGGTGAAAATAAGAACTTTGAACAAGAATTTGGAAATTGTTTTCTTGAAACGGGTCAATCTGCTGTTGATGCTGAATTACTTAATCATTTCAGGGAAATTGCAAGAAAGCCTAAAATTACTTTAGAAGATGGTCATTATAAGATTTGGGAATATCCAAATCCAGAACATTTATATGTTGTTGGTGTAGATGTAAGTGAAGGTATTGGCCGAGCTGCATCTGTTGCCCAAGTTTTAGATATTACCAATTTAGCAGATATTAAACAAAGTGCATGTTATCATAATAATGTAATAGATCCATATCATTTTGCTGCTTTCTTGAATAATATGGGAAATCAATGGGGTAGACCTTTTTTACTTATTGAAAGAAATAATTGCGGTGGCCAAGTTATTGATGCATTACAGGAAGTTCATAACTACCAAAATATTGTTGATCATACTCCAGAAAAACAAAAAAAATATTATAAGTATTATAATAAATTAGGTATATATTCGCATTCAAATTCTAAATACAAAGGTGTTGTTAATATGAGATATTGGATGAATAGTTTAAGAGTTGTATCAATTTATGATGTTGCAACAACTCAGGAATTAGAAACTTTTGTTAAATATCCTAATGGTACATGGAAGAAAAAGTCTGGTGATTATATATATGATGATCGTGTGTTTGGATTATTATGGGCTCTTTTTGCATTAGAAACACAAATTGCTGAACAATATTTTGATGTAGTATCTTATGATGAACGTGGAAAACCTAAAAAAATACAATCAATTGTTGTTGAAGCGCCTAAATATTTTAAATTAGATCCTATGTTTCAAAATGATATACATGCACCTTTACCCGCATTTATTGGAATTAATCAAGACATAGGTGATGAAGATGATATTATAACATTACAGAAAAAAGGATGGAAAGAACTATATGACTCACGCATTACCAGCAACAATTAGTGATAAACAGTCTATTTTTAATAAAGCTAGAAAAGACAGATTTATTTTAGTATTAACATTACCAGCAATTTTAAGAGATAAAAATACTCCTTTATTAACAAAGCGTGCTCAAGAATTAATACAATTAGAATCTTTACAATTTGCGATATGGGGTTCTCCTGTACCCGATATAATTATACCATCTCAAGATTTAACAATTTATGGACAACCCTATAAAGTTACTTCTCAAGCTAGACAATCATATGCCCCAATTTCAATTAATTTTGCTGTTGATAATAGATTTAATAATTTTTGGGTTTTATGGCGTTGGCTTGAAATTCTAAATGATCCACTATTAAGTGGAATGCCTGAACATTTTGCAGAATATCAAGCTAAAAAAGGAAAAAATAATAAACCAAATAAGAATAAACTATCTGAAAAATATCAGGGTATGAGTAACTTAGAATTTCAACAAATTAGCATGAAAAATAATTTTTTAGATTATCAAACAATAATGACTGTATATGGTTTAGATGAATATCATCGAAAAGTAATACAATTTAATTATCTAAATGCCTTTATAACACAACTTGGTGGAATAACCTATAATTATCGTGATCCAACTGAAATAGAAAGTTCTTTTCAATTTGTTTTTAATCAACTTGAAGTAACATTGCTTGATCCTGTAGATTCGGTACAAGTACAAACTGCGTAATTTTAGTAATTATGTAACAAAACAAACTTATTAAAGTTATTACAAAAAAAGTAAATATTTATAGAATAGAATATGTACCAGAAACACTAGTATTATTTTGTAATAAAATAATAAATTAATTTTATTTAAGGAGAAAAATCATGGCAAGAACAATTGAAAGCCCAGGCGTTGAAATAAAAGAACGAGATCTTTCATTAAACGCAACTTTACCTGTAGGTACTAATATTTTCGTACAAGGATTTGCATCTCAGGGACCAACAGATGAATTAGTTAATGTAACAAGTATGTCTGAATATGAACAAATTTATGGTATTCCTTCAAATGCAGCTGAAAGATATTTTTATCATACATCAAAACAAATTTTACAATCTCCAGGAAATCTTCTAGTTACAAGACTTCCTTATGGATCTGGATCTGGTAATGGATATGGATCAAAATATAGCGCATTATTATATCCTGTTATTGGTAGAAATGGGATGGATATGTGGACAGCTGTTTCAGCTGTTGGTTATGAAGCTATGTTAACAATTAATAATTCAAATAGTGGAACTGATTTTTCCCTTTCTACGGACTATCGTCCAGTTGTTAATGGTTCACTTAGTATAACACTTACCGGTTGGGAATCTCCAGTTATTGGTGGTGGTGGTTACATTGCAGCTACATTTAACGAGACAGCCGTATCTGGTATACTATCAAGTACATTGGTTGGGGCATCCGGTACATATAATAATTACACTGGGGATATAACTCTAGATCTTATGACATCTGCGATATCTGCAGGTGGCGTATTCGGTAGTTATAGTTACTATGATAATGTATCCGGTGATATGCTAACTTCTTATGTTGATGCTACTTCACTTAAAATTGGACAACCAACTCAAATAGAATTGTCTGAGGCTGAATATACACAATGGCAAGCTGGTCAGATTAATTGGGCTGTTAGTGGTAATGGTACAATAAGTAGTACAATAAGTACAGCTGGCGGAGCTGGTATTGTTATCATTAATAAAGTTAAAACATCAGTTGATGATAACTATGGTGGCTACTATGTAGCACTTACTGACAATTCACAGTTTGGTGATACAACATTTGATGCTATTACATCAATTAAATATGAAGATACTAGTACAAATGATTGGGCTGTAGTACCTACAACAAGATTAGACTTCTCTCTTACTGGTACTAGTATTGGAGATTCAATATCTGAAGATGTTGAAACTATTCCATCATGGGAGTTTGATGATACTGTATATAACGATTGTTTAACAGTTGGTTTATTTAAGATTAGACAAACTCTATATAGTCAACAGAATACTATTGCACTAGAAAGAGTACTTCAAGAAGGATATGTTGGATCACTAGATGCAACAAGAAAATGGACTCCAAATGGTCCTGAAGAATCATTCTTCCTAGGTACTATAATTAATAGTGATTCCGTATTTATGCAAATTATGATCAATCCATATATTGCAAGCAAGAGTGGTGCATGGGGTAGTCCACCAAGTAAAACTGTTAGAGTTAAAAGTGGAGCTAAAAGCTCATATGCACTTGGACCTGTTATAATTCCAACGGATGACCAAAAGGTTATTGGTAATCTTCCAGAAAAAATTGAGAGATCACTTAGGTTGGCTGAAAATAAGGAACAAATTCCTATTGATATCGTTTGTGATGGTGGTTTAAGTACAATTTGGTCAGCTGTAAGATCACCAAATGCAGTAGCTGATGCAGATGATACTGGAACATATGTTGATACTGATTATTTATATGGAGTTTTTGAAAAAGATCCTGCTGGTGGAGATACTGATTATCTAGCAGATCAAAGTACTGGTACATCATGTCGTGTACAAGATAATTGGGAAACAATTTTTGGATTGTTAAATCAATT